GCTCTGAACTCGGAGGAGGTGAATTGAGCGGTGAAGTGTTCGAAAGAAAGCCCAACCAGCGGGTTGTCCCCTTTACCACTAAGGAGACGCGATACCTCATACTTGGTACCGAAAATTGTTTGAAGTTCGGCTTTGAATTCTTTGAAGATGGTGTGGATTTGCGGGAAGACTCTCTCAAACCAACTTCGCTTCTTGTTCAGTTTGTCGATTTGGGTGGTGGCGGCACTGATGACGGCGGAATTTGTGGCTGAATAAAGGCGGGTCATCAAATATGTGCCTACTACTATCTTATCGAAATCGTCACTATCAACGTCCCACTGATGGTCGATAATTTGGTCGCCTAAGGTGACTTTTCGTAGTTCAGCGCGTGCGTATGAAAACGCGGCACGCAGATCACACTGTTTGTTCTCGCGCGCGAGCAGATAGTAGAAAAGACGCTGGACTTTGATCTTATCTGTGATGATGGTACGGTGTGCAGTGCCAGGTTTGTAGGCTTCGGAGGCGAGATGAAAGAAATCTGGGACCCCAATCGCGTTGACAAAAGCAGAAGGAATGTAGGAGTAAATCTCGACTGGTAGAGAAGCGCGTGTGATGTGGATACAAAAATGCGAACCAAAGTTAACCGTCCTCTCAATCAGCAAATTGAATCCGTAGGGGGTCTCGAGGCCTGAATGCACAAGGTAGGCCATCACGGTGTTGTAGTCATGTTTGTAAGCCCAACCGGGGTCATTTGGGAAACCCATAACAATGGACTTCTTGTCGCCTTCCCGGATGATTTTGTGTCTTATTTTGAGCTCATTATCCGTGTATTCATCGCACTTTAAAGCGGCGGGGGCCAAGTGCATGTATGCGACAATTTTTTTAAGGTTGTGGTTCTCCATACCTGCTGCGATCTCCTGCAGGGTTATATCGTAGAGAGAGTGGTTTGCGATGGCAAAAGGAGCTTGAAAATCACAGGCTCCAAAACCGTTAACGCAAAACTTCTCGGATGGGATGCCACTGGCGAGGAGGTTGACTTGGTTAGTGTAGAGACGGTCGCGGCAACTTCGCACGGTGACGGACGCCGCAGATGTGACGTAGCGCGTCTGATCACGACCGGTGTAGAGACAACATCCATGCACTTTAGGTTCTGCTTGCCCGATCTTAAGCATACCTGTCGGGTTGGGACCGATTTCAATGCACGGTTTGTGTCTCTTTGCATACTGATACAGCATGCGCTCAGCATACCTTTGATGGGCGGCAGCGAGTTGATGGGCGGTGGGTTGTCCCCTACCTGGGGAGAACCTGCGTGGAAAGTACAGATCATGCAACACTTTCATAGTTTCTTGATTGGGTGCAAAGTCTAATTTGACTGCATCCCGTTGAAGTTGTTGGAAGTAAGCTGCGTCTGTCGATTCGACGATTAATTTGTTTTGTTTCGTAGAGACATCCATAATGGTCTTGGCGATTATGGCAAGTGTACG